AAGGGTTGGCTGGCATGATGCCTATGGGTGCTCCCGCAGGTCAAATGCCACAAGGCCAAGCTCCTCAAGGTATGCCACCACAGGGTATGCCGCAACAACGAGCCCCAATACCACAGCCCACTATGCAGGCAGCTTCTGGTGGTTTGGCCGGTATGTACACCCCTGATGAAGACTACGCCGAGGGCGGTATTGTTGCGTTTAATGGGACAAATGGAAGCGCGGTTAGAGACCCCGATACACCTGCAGTTAGTGCTAATCCCTTTGAAAACTACGCCCCAGCAGTTAGCGCCGATCCTTTTGCCGATAACGCCGCAGTGGAAAGCGACGGAACGCCAAACCCAACAACACTGGGTAGAGCACAAGAAGCGCTTGAAAAATACATGGCGTTTGAACCTACGGAAATGTCTGCTAAAGAACAAGAAGCTTTCCTTGACAGATACATGGCGCGTGTAGAAAAGGCTGGTGGCCCAAATATCTATGCTCCTGCTAGAGCAGACACAGAAGCACGCAAGGCAGCTTTAGCTGGTGACAGAAGAACCGGCGAAGGTATGGCGCTACTTACCGCCGCTGGAAAAGTTTTAAAAGGCCGTAACTTGGCTGAAGGTGCTAGTGAAGCGCTACCAGCGTATGCGCAACAACTTGGCGAAGTAAGACGCGCCGAACAACAAGAAAAACGTGCTATTGAGCAGATGAATTTTGCCCTTAATGACGCAGAACGCAAAGAACGTATGGGTAATCAAAGAGGTGCCCAAGCTGCTTTGGAAGCCGCGCGTAAATTCCAGCAAGATGCCAATAGAGCTCAAGGCGATAAACTTCGTTTTAGCGCAGATATTGCAGCGCGTACTGTTGGATATAGCAAAGTCAACAAAGCCGCTGGTTCTGGCACAGATAAAGAGCAGCCCCTTGATCGCGTAACTGCGGCAATGAACGATAAGCTCATTGAGATGAAGGCCAAAGACCCTAACGATCCACAAATTGCAATTCTTGCGGCCAAAATTAAAGACCGCAAAGAGATTCTTGGTATAGGCAAAGAAGGCCCAACTGCGGCTACTAGAGCAGCAGATACAATTAAATCTAAAGAAAATACTGCCGCGCAAACCGCTCTTGCTGACTTTAAATCAATTAGAAAATCTGCTTGGAAAAAATACGTTGAGGCTAATGGTGGAGACGAAAAAGCCGCTGAAGCAGCGTATAAGAGTGGCTGGATGACAAAGAATCCTAACGCTGGTTCTGATGATTTTGACCCCAATCAGGCGGTAGACTACATACCAACCGCTAAGCCTGCTGCAAACTCTTCCGTTAAACCCGGGGCTGTATTAAACTACGATGCAAACGGTAAGCGAATCAATTAAAGGGGTTTTATGGCAATCGAGGCAAAACTCGCGGATGGAAGAGTTCTAAGGTTTCCCGACGGCACAAACCCAGACGTTATTGATTCTACTGTTCAAAACTTACTTGCGGAAAGCAGGCCAGCCCCCGCGCCTAAACCCGCGCCTAAAGCTGTAAAGCCTGAAGCTGGGTACGACTTTGGTGCTGCAATGGCGGCGGATATTGCCCCTGCTGAAACATCAGAGAAAAAAGTTTACACGGGTAGTGTGTTTGATACACAGCCGTTTGAGCCTAAGTTTGATCCCGCAGAAGCCGACCGACTCTCTCGCCGTGCGTATGCAGAGGGCACTACAAAACCGCCACGTCGTACGCAATCCGTACAAGCTACACCAAAAGAGCAGCTTGAAAGAACCACTGGGCAAGCTGCGTTAGATACAACAATTGGTTTGCTTCAAGGCGCTGTTGGAATCCCCAAAGGGTTAGCTTCAAATATTAACGCTGGCGATAACCCAGTTTCTAGATTTTACGAATCCGCTATTCAAGCCGGTCAAAAGTCTAAGTCTCCTTACCTGCAAAGCCAGATTGCCGAGCGCGACGCTTTTGTTAAAAATGTAACACGTAATCAAGGTGAGTTGGCTGGGGCAAGGGCTACGTTTACAAGCATGTTTAGCCCTGCCGGTGCGGACATAGTTGCTCAAGGCGCTGGCTCCATAATCCCAACTATGGGCTTAAGTTTATTGAGCCTTGGGCAAAAGTCCCTGTCGGCAATGAATGCTCTATCTGTTGCCGGTGAAGCCGCACAAAACACAGCGCAAAAGCTCAGTCAAATGAGCCCAGAAAACTGGAGCAACAGTAGCGCGTACCAAGAGCTACGCAGTTCCGGTATGTCTCATCGGGATGCAGTTAATATGTTGGTTCCGTTGTTTGCAATACCTAACCAGCTACTTGGTGGCGTTATTGGTAAAGTATCAGGCTCAACAGGTCTTGAAAAAACTTTTGCTGGTAAATCTATTACTGGTGGTGCAAGAGAAAGAACAGCACGCGCTGGCGCTGAATTGCTTGGCGAACAAGCTGAAACCCTAATTCCATCTTTTGTAGCTAATGTTACACAACGTATCTTTGATGACAAGCAAGCTTTAACTGAAGGGCTTGGAAAAGAAGCTGTTGAAACGGCATTTGGTACTATACCGGGCGCAGCTTTAGCCGCTTCTGGTCGGTCTGGAGAAAAAGGTGTAAAGGGTACGCAAGACACCGCTAAATATTCTGCGGAAGATATTGCTAGGTCTAAGGGTTTCTTAACTAAACAGCCTACTGTACAAAGAACAGAAAGCACGGATTTAGGTGAACTTGGGGCAGTGCGCCCAAGCGACGATTTAAAAGAGCCGCCCCCACCACCTCCGCCAAAGACAACACCGGACGCAGTACGTGAAGCCCGTGTTCAAGAAGAATACGAACGACTGATTGCTTTAGGAACGCCCCTTGATACTGCTAGGAATATGGCAGCGCGTAGAGTTGCTGACGCTATTAAAGCTGAAAATAAAGCTGCGGCTGTTAACATACCCGAAAGTCGTGTTGAGCAAATTACGCAAGAACTGATTGCAATTGGGGTTCCACCACAACAGGCAAAGATTGACGCACAACAACTAGCCCAAGAGGAGGCACAAGCAGATGAGCTTGCGCAGAACGAAACAGGAGGAGCAGCAAATGTTGCTAAACCTATCAGTACTCCAAGTGGAGAAAGCACTAGCGTGGCTGGACAGCCCAGTGCAGAACCCTCCGCCGGAGGAACTGCTGGAGTTGACACAAGTGGAGTGGTTTCTACTAGACAGGATGCTACAGGAGCTACTGCTGGAGAAGGAACACAGCAGGCTCCACTAGAAGGAAAAAGTCAGGGCGTATCCGACTTATTAACTTTCCTTGAAAAAAGAGATGTGCTTCTTAAGCAGCTTGAAGAAGTTAACAACGAAACAAATGCTGCCGTAGATCAACTAGTTGAGTTGGGTAGTGTCCGTGCGGCAAGTGTTTTAGGTGCCGACGGCAAGCCGTTGGTCTTAGATGAGAAAGGCCAGTTTGATGCTGATAAACGTGATGCTGCTAAGGCAGCTACAGAAGCCAAGCTTCAAGAGGGTAGGGATAGATTTAGTGCTATCTCCAAACAAATCGACGAACTTGACGCCGCTAGAGAAGCGGCGAAAGGAACACCTACAGAAACAAAGCCGCAGCCATTTGCGTTAACTCGTGGGGCAGTTACACCCGAAGCAATTAAAGCGTTATCAGACGAGCAGCTTGATACAGAACTTACTAACACTAGTCTTAGCGATGCTGAATACGACCTTGTAAAAGCAGAATCAGACAAACGCAAAGAAGAAGCAGCGCCAAAAGCTACACCAGAAAAAGCTACCACCCTGTACCACGGTACAAACACGCAGTACGACACTCTCGACCCAGAGAAAAGCGGGGGCATGGTATTCTTTGGGGAAGACTTATCTACTGCGCAACGTTATGCGCAAAATGGCGGTGGTGGGCGTGCAAGAATTGATAACTCACAAAAATACATAGTCACTGATAGAGGCGTTGTGTATGAGCTTGACGGCGAGACATGGAAAGCAGTCGGCATTGCCCCTGAAGAGGGGTTAATTAACCAAGACACAATCCAACCTCTTGATAAAGCATACCCAAGCTTAACCCAAGCCAAAGCGGAAGAGATAACCAACCCAGACAGTGGTACGGCTGGGGTTGTGCCTAAGACTTCGCGCATCATCACACAAGACTTTAGTGGGCTGAAGCTACTGGACATTTCTACTCCAGAAGGACGGGATGTAATTGCGGGCTTAACACCGACCACTAGAGTTGGTAGTGACCTTGTGGATGCGGCTAAGTTCGACGCACGAGATAAAACCGACCCTGATAGCACCACTCAACTTAACAGTGGCTTTTGGGGCATCACAAAGTTTAGCTCTACATACGGCGACCAGTTAAAGAAAGACATCATTGGCCCGCTCAAAGCTTTGGGGTACGATGGTATTAGGTTCAGTGACGATCAACATTCATCAGTTGGTTTGTTTGATACTGGGCTTAGTAAGACTAAATCTTCCACAAAAACTAAAGGAATCACAGGTGGCATTGAAACCTCTAAAACCGTCAAAACAGCGCAAGAAGGACAAGCGGCATCAGGAGCCGGAGCAGGTAAGGGTAAACGCGGTCGGCCATCTGTTCAGCAACGCCACGTAGTTACAGAAAACTCCGAAGGTGGGTTTGACCACGTTACGGATGGCGAAGTAACTGCAAGCTACAAAAACAAGAAGCAAGCTATTGCGGCTGTTAATTTGGCCAAAGCAAAAGACAGAGGTGATACTGCTCGTGTTGCTCAGTACCAAGCTGAACTTGATAAAGCACTTACGTCCACAGGCCGAGGCCGACCAGCTAAGGCTACATCAGAAGATGGAACTGCTGAACTAAGCCGGGAAGACAAAGTAGAGCTTGATGCTTTAGAGTCGGCGCTTGAAACGTACAACTCACCCGTAGGAAAAGACAGTGTAGCTAATGCAGCAATGTATATTAGCGAAGTTGCAAATGATCCTACCGCGCCAAAGGTGGTACGTGAACGTGCCAAGCAGATGCTTGAGGAAGATATTGATCCAAATGACATCCCTAAAAAGCTACGTTCTTCCGACGCCAAAGTTGGTAAAGCCGACTTGGGGTTTAGCAAAGTAGTTAATGGTTCACAAGCAATTGCGCACATCATTAAGACCGGTAATCTGTTCCAGCGGTTTGTAGCTCAGCGCATTCGAAATTTTGTAGTTGGCGTTAAAGTTGTAGTTGTTGAGAGGGGTGATGCCACCCCAGCTAATATTCTTAAAGAGCTTAGCGGTGCGCGTGGTTTGTTTGAATATACGCCCGGGTCTAAAGAACGTACCATATACGTGCGTGGTAGTAGCTACGGAGACCAACAAGGTATAAACGTTATAACAATGCTACACGAATTGCTGCACGCAGCAACGGCTAGTCGTATTGACGCAGGTATATTAAAAGGTTTTAAGAACGCTAGCTTGCAGAAGTTTATGCGTGAGATGGAAGGCATAATGAAACGTGCCGATCAGGAATATAAAGAACTAACGTATCTTGATATGGTTAGCGAAGACGTTCTTGATATAGTGGGCAAGACTTATAACCCTAAGACAGACAGCTACGACATATTTACAAACCCCCATGAGTTTTTAGCTTATGGCATGTCTAGCCCTGAGTTCCAAAAGTTTCTGATGCGTGTACAAGGCGCTCGTAAAGAAACAAGCATATTCTCCAAGTTTACCAATAGCATCCGTGATCTGTTTGGTATTAAGCCGGGCGAAGCTACTGCGTTTTCCGATTTGATTGACATTACCGACAAGATGCTCGGTACGAGGTTGACCAGAGTTGATACAAAAGGTGGCGTACTTCAGCAAAAGATTAACTACACCCCTCCTGAGTTTGATGAAGACGCGGATAAGGGCGAGCAAAAAGAACTGCGCACCGCTAAAGAACTTAATAAGGCTCGCGTAAAGGCTGAGATTACGTACCAGCAATCTGCGGACTCTCAAAAAGTTAAGAACGCTGGGATGCTGCAAAAGCTTAGAGACCCAGAGAAAGCCAAGATACTGTTCAAGGGTGCTTGGAAGAAAATGAGTAGGGGTCAACGTGCAGTAGCAGTGCAACTTCCAACTTGGGACTTTTTGGCTGACTGGCTTAAAGCCGATTTACCTCAAGTCCAACAAGCACTGGACTTGCACAATGACATGAAGGGTATGACCAAAGCACTGCTTGAGGCCGCAGAAGAACGCATCCGTGTAACACGCAATGCTTTTAAAGCCGACAAGACTTTGGAAGAAAAGCTAACTCAGATGATTTATAAAACGACGGATGCTCAGTACGACCCGTCGGATACAACGCAAAAGGTGCGGGATAAAGTCTTTGACAACGGTTACAAAGCACTTGGCGCAAAGGGGCAAGAGCTATACAAGATGTGGCGTGATTACTACGTCGACGTAGGCGACCTGTTTATTGAATTGCTAGACGAGCAGGTGCGTGGTATCTCTGGTTTAACCGATGAGGTTAAAAGCAATTTGGCGGCTGTCATTCGTCAAACGTACGAGACCAAAGATCGGATCAAACCCTTCTTCCCATTTGTGCGTGATGAAGGTGACTTCTGGTTAGCCGTCGGTAAATCAACCTCTCCTACTAGGGCGTTTTATATTTACGAGTCTGCAACAGAACGTGACGAAGATGCTGCACGTATTGCCAAGGAAAAAAGACAGTCTATTGAGGAGATGCGTGACTCAGGAGAGATGGAGTTAGGCGACGACCTTGATGCTTTGCGTAATACCGCAAGGGATTCTAGCCAACTGCTGACTTCTATCTTTAGAGCAATCGATGCTATTAAACTCCCTGCTGGGGATACAGAAGGCACAACAAACGCTTACAAAGAGAACTTAAAAGACTCCGTGTACCAAGTGTTCTTGAACACAATGCCTGAGCAAAGCTTCCGCTTGATGTTCCGTCATCGTAAAGGCCGTGGTGGTTATAGAACTGACTTGATCCAGAACACAGCTAAGACAGCCGCAAAAATGTCTGTGCAGTTGGCTCGCCTTAAGTATGCGCAAAAGATGCGTAACGTTACCTCTGCCGCAAGGGATAGTATCGTAGGTAGAGAACACTTACTACCGTATGTAAAAGAGTTGGAGCGGCGTGTAGCAACTGTGTTGTCACCAAAACCACAGGACGTTTGGGATGCAATTGCCGGAGTAGCCAACAGAGTTACATACCTGTGGACACTTACCAGTGCGTCGACTGCGTTGATTCAGCCTATATCTATATATGTCTCCGCCTTGCCTATCTTGGCGGCTAACCATGGCTTCTCGCCTATCAAAACGGCTAAAGAACTTGGAAAAATGATAACGTACTTAAACCAGTACGGTGTCATTAAAGAGAATGTAGACGGCACGCACCGCTACGTTGCCCCTAGTATTGCTAACGCTAAGAACTTACCCGCAGATGAGAAGCGGGCTATTCAGGCTATGACCCGCATGAATGTGGCGCAGTCTACCTACGTTGCACAAGTGTACGATTACTCTCAGACTCCTGTATCCGATTTGGAAAGTGTCAGGGGTAGAGGTAAAGAAGCAGCGTATCTTATAACTGGTGCATTGATGCACAACATGGAACGCTTAACCCGTGAGGTGGTGTACCTAGCTTCGTATCGTTTGGGCAAACAGCGTGGGCTATCCGAAGCCGACGCAATTAAACAAGCCGCTGACGACACTCGTGAGGCGCTCGGCGATTACGAGACTACAAACAAACCTCGTTGGATGCAACGTGGCGTAGGACGTGTTGCGTTTGCAATGAAGATGTACCCCGTGGTTATGATTCAGCAACTGTTTGGTAACTTCTTAAAGATGATCCCCTTCTTCAACAAGGAAGGTAAAAAAGAAGCGTTAGCTAAGTTCATTGGTATTTACATGACTGCTGGGTCTGTGGCAGGTTTAGCGGGTATACCTGCTTACTCTATATTGATTCACGCTATTGTTGCCGCGCTTAAAGACGAGGTTGATGACGAAGACTTGCCTGAAGAACTCAAAGACATGGATCCAGAGATGTGGCTCAGAGAAGTCTACATGCCGCAAAAGTTTGGTGAGTATTCAGTCGGCGGTGTACCTCTTGACGAATGGATTATGGACGGCCCTATAAATGCTGTTACAGGTTGGAGCATATCCTCAAGGATTGGTCTCAATGATATTTGGGCAAAAGACGGTAAGTCTACTAAGGATGTTAAAGAAGCCGCAGCAGGTTTCTTGGCTGCGTATTTTGGTGGCCCCACTTTAAGCGTAGCAACTAGTATGCTTGATGCTGTTGAACAGTACATGCTTGGGGACTACGAAAAAGGCAACGAAAAGATGATGCCTAAACCAATTAGAGACTTTTTACTTGCACAAAAATACGACGTTGAAGGTATTAAGTCGGCGACAGGTGTTGAGCTAGTTGCGCCTGAGAACGTTAAGACGTCTGAAAAAGTTGGTCAGATAATTGGTTTTGCTCCTGCGCTTACTGCTAGTGTTAAAGAAGCTGGCTTTAAAATGTTGTCTAAAGAGCAGGACATTTTGAACGAACGCAACAAAATACTGCGCAAGTTGGATATTCAAAACCGTAAGGGTACGGATGAAGGTGATGCTAAGTTTGACAACATCATAGATAAAGACGTTGAACAGTTTAATAAGCAGTACCCAGACTACGCGTTAAAGACCAAAGACATTAAGAAATCTTTGAAAACAAAAGACGAACAACGTCAAAAGGCACCAGCCGGTGTGACTACGACTAAGAAGTTCTACGGTATAGGTGACGAAGCTATCAGTAACCTTGAGAAGAAGCTTGAGCGCAGGGAAAAAGAAATGGAAGAACGGCGCAAAGTAGAGTTGACTGGTATGGCTAACAAATAAAAAAATCCCCAGTGATTAGCCGGGGATAAAAGGAGAGTAGCAACCAAGGAATCAATGTCAGCAACTGCAGTAGCTAACGGGTTTAGTGTAGCTCAGACTCGCCACACCCGCAAACCTTTTATGCCTTCTTCTATAACTACTTTAGTAACCACAGGTATCTTCAGCCGCCTACAGATTGTTGCAATTGTTTCCCGGGCGGCTTTCTCGTCAATGCAGGGTACAAAGAAAGAATAGCCGCGCCGGAACTTAGACCAATCAATCTGATACGACACCGTTTCTATTTTCATCGGTAGCTACAAAAGCATCCATCTGTAAGAACTCAGCGGCTGATGCGTCAAACTTCAGCACCCGAACTGCGGGGGATACAACCTTCATGCCCTTGGACATTCGCTTGTTCACACCCTCTAAGTAAATCTTGGCGTTGCCTAACTCTTTCAAGGTAGTCTTGTAGTTGATCTGCTGTTTGACGCAGAAGTCTTTGAATTGTTTGGCCGCAATGAAGAGTTCTTTGGTATCTGGCTCGTAGCGTATGAGTAGCTCTCCACGGGGCTCTAGCATGGGCATGGACTGCAGGTTACTACGAGCATCGACCTCACCATTTACAACTAAAGCATTAATAATGTGGGCGTTAACAAACTCACCAAGGATTGTTACGGGTGTTGAGTTGGGGGCTTGGATTTCAAACCGCATCTCACCCAACATGCCTTTAAGCCAGTCGTACACCGCTTTCATGTCGTAGTTGTGCAGTTCCAACTGAGAAGCAATCAAGCCACCAGCTATGTTACACGCCGACACACCTGACCAAAAACGCTCCTTCTGGTTAAACTGTACTTCCCTATCAAGCCGAGCCTGAATCTTGCGCACTAAGGCTATTGCTTCTTCCAAGTTATTGACAAGCCATTGAATGTAAATTTCACCGGCATGACCAAAGTTTTCCCGAAGCTGATGGTCAAACATCTGCTTACCCTCTTGCACCTCAATGATGCCGTTGGGTTCAATCTTGTACTCAAGCAGACGCATGGACTCGCCATCGGGCGTATTCTTTGCCACACCTAACTTCTCGTAAAAGCTGGCGTTTGCCGAACACAAAGTCATACCCTGCCAGCTAGTGTTGTTAACACGCAACGTATTGGTCTGCCCATTCATTTTGTTTTTGCCTCGGCCTTGGCTGATGCTGTACGCCAAGTCAGAGAACTCCATGCCACTCAAATTGGTGATCTCGTCAATGGTGTTGGGCAGGTTGTTCATCACGCCGAGCTGGTGCATCTTTGCGTTGAACGTATCCTTGTACATAGAGGTCAACCCTTTGGGTTCACCATACACGCTGTTGCACATAAACAACGCTGTCGACTTACCTGAACCGGACTCGGGGTGAATCACGTTAATGATTGCGCCTTCAAGACCTGTAAATTTCAACAGTGGTGAGCCAAACGCCGTGAGTGCGGCAAACGCATGGGGTTCAAGCCCCGGTCTAGCGTACATGTTGAACGCTTCTTTCCACTTCTCCATAGAGCCTTTGGTGATTAACTTTCCGGCAATATCTTTTGTAACGCTTGACGGCGGGCTATAAAACACTCCGTCTTTTGTGATTTCACGATCGCCAAGGATGAACTTGCTGTTCCCCTCTACCCAACCAAACTGAGTTCTCATGGTCTCTGCCTTTTTAATGTATTGCAAATTTTTAATAAAGAAAACAACATACCTTGCAAGCAATTCGTACTGTGACTTATGGGCTACAACTCCGTTGTGTGCCAACTGTTTGCGCAACTCATCGGGTGACGAGATACCCATCGTAGGGATACTGAACTCTCGAACACCGTCATGCGGTAGGTGCAAACGAAACAAAGCTATCTCTCCAAGCTCAGGGTCACGCATGCGCTTGACCACGTACAAGTCATGCTCATACACAAGTTTTGGCTCGGCTTCGTCATCCTCGCTCTCAGGGCGAATATAGACACCACCTTTTTTGCCCCGAAAAAACGGAAATGGGTACTCTGGTATATGCTGTATCTCAACCTCACCGTCTGAATCTTCGACGGCATATTCGTTATCTTCTGCTTCGGCTTGTTCAATCTCAACACCGAGCATGATGGGCGATTTAATTTTGCCTCTATGGATGCAACCCTCACAACCTTGCGGATTGAGTTTTGCAAATGTCGCGCAGTGATGGGGGCCACCTTTGCTACGTAGGTTGTTAACTTTATTGTCAACTTCTACGGCATCGTAACCCTCGTGCTTGTTCGACAGTTTATGTGCGGCCTTGTCTCCATCTACGCAGAAAGCTGCAATAGAAAGAGCGGAGCGCCATAATGGTTCTTCTATATCATTTTGATTTTCAAAGCAGTGATTAAGTTGGGCGCACCCGCCTTCACCCTTCATCATGATCGTCTTAAACCGCTTGACCTTGTTACCCATGAGTGCTTCCATCATCGGGCTCATTGAGCGCGGAATGAAATCAGGTACATCGTCCTTTGGTTCAGGCGCACCAAGCAAGTCTTTAACTTCTTGGTATGTCATGCGAGGTGTCAGTTCATTTAAAACTGTTACCTCTTTGGGCTCTTCCTGTTTGAAGTTGAATGTGCCGGGAATGCGCAGGATACGTGAAGCCTCAAAGACTGAGGAGTCCACAATTAACCCTTGCTCAACGCACAACTCACGAAGCCGATTGGCTAGTGGCTCCCACTCTCGGCGAGACACTGTTTCTTCTAGTAGCCAGTACGCATGTATGCCGTAACCAGAACTTACTAGTATTGGCCTTGGTAAGCCGACCGCAATGCAGAACTTCTTGAACTCGTCGAGTCCCGTTTGCTGATCGAGATAGCCTTTGATAATGCCTTTTTTGTCGGGTACACCTTTGGTTGGGCCACAGTCAATGTCCATCCACAGAGCACGGAAGTATTTAGCATTTTCATGGGTGCGGTTGTTTAACGATCCGTACTTGGCGCATCCAAAGAATACGTCAATCTTGCGTTTAACAAACTGCTGCGCTAGCTCTTCAACCTCTTCCTTAGTATCTACAAAATTCTGGTCAGGATACTTACCAATCCCCATCACACAGTAGCGCCCTTCCGGTGGCAGTACCGTATTTAGTAGATCGAAAGATGACATGTTTTACTTTATTTGGATGGTGGCTTGGGTATGGTTTATGTAATCGCTAATGGCTTCATCGTAGCTATGGTAGGGGACAGAATCCCCCTTGAACCAATTGTAGATAGTCATCCGAGTCACCCCGAAGAACCCTGCAACTTCGCTAACGCTGATGTTTGCGCGGATACAAACACGACCCAAGGCCACACCCAAAGACTTAATGCTTGCCTTTTTATTTGCGTACACCAAGCTTTGGCTGTAACCATAGGGCATATTAATCCTCGTCACTCCAAGCCTTCACCACAGAGTCAAGGTCTTTCTTAACTGTGGGTTTAGGGTCAGCTTTCTTTTCGCGCTTAGTCGGCTCCTCGATTGGGGATTCAACTTTAGGCGCGGCGGCTTTAGGGGCTGGTGCTTCTAGCTTAGCTTGCTTGCCCGCCATGTCAGCTTGGTATGGTGTCATAACTACCATCTTCAGCACGTCAGGCTTCTTAGCTACTTCGCTAGTCACAGCGTACTCACCTTTATTGATGAAGCGCGTAGGCGTAAACAACACTGATTGATTGTCGTTCTCTTCATTGAAGCTGATCTGCGTAAGAACGTAGTCCAAGCTCTTGCCGTTGTTGGCTAAGTACTTAGAGTAGTTTTCAAATGTGTGCGCATTCTCACCATGTCCGTCGCCGAACAAAGACTTGGATGCCAAGTTCATTTGATACACTTCGCCCTCGAGTGAAGTACCGAAGTCTTCTTCTAACACGAGCGCAATGCGACGTGAGTAGCGGCAAGCTTTGGAGTTGCCCATACCTGAACCCTTGGTGTTTTGGGTGCAGTTATCACAACGCTCAGCTTGTTTGTTCGATGAACCCTCATCAGGCGTACGACCATCATTAGAGAAGCAGTCGGGCGCAGTCGGCTCGGCATCGGGGCTCCATGCTTTTGCATAGAAGATACGACCCACGGCAGGGGAAGCGTTAACAATGATGGCGTTCAAGTTACCCTTGACCTTGCCCATCTCTTCACCGCCGACCGTCTTACGGAAGATTCCGTTTTTAGGCACGATGCGTTTAACGCCGGACTTGCCAGCAAGTTGTTTTGTAAGCTCGCTAACACCTGCGGTTTGCAGGAAGTCGGGGAGGTCTTGGTTGAGAATAGTGAGATCACTCATTTCATTTTTCCTTAGAACGTCTAACAACCACGGTATAAGCATTCTCCACATTGAGACCAAGTGGTAGAACTGTGGGATTCTCAGAGAGGAAATCCTTCATGTTGGTTTGATGAAGTCTCTTCTCTAACAGGCCAAATGCACCATGCTCCTCTATGAAGTCGTACATTGAATCCCAATCGTTCGTCCAGTACCGTGACTTTACCGAGCGAATGATTGTGCCGTGTGGGGTGCGAATGCTATCGGCATTCATCTCTTTGCATACATCGAGCATCTGTGCTTCTAACACTTCCATCTGCTCTTTGAGATCGTTGTCTTCAGCTTCAAACATGCGCTTGTTGTCGGCACGTTTGTCTCTGATCTTGATATAGATTGTGGTCAACTTGTCCAAATCCATGGGGGTGACTCTATCCTTGACTTCTTCGTCCATCTAATTCTCCTGATAGTTAAGTGTGCGGCAGTAGCAGTTCACATGAAGCAGTGTGTTTCAAAACATAGAAAGCAATTCCATAGCGGCGCTAACCCGCTACCCACTACTGCCACACAAATACAAGTGTACTCTAACTTTTTACATTGTCAAGAGTTTCCGAAGAAATTTCTTGCTTGTACAAATCAATTACTTTTTGGTGGTTGTCGATGTTGCCCTGAAGCATCGTGTACATCTTGGCCTCGATGGGGCTACCCTTGATATGTACGACAGTCATGTTGTTGACTTGCCCGGGGCGGTCGATACGTGCGTTGGCTTGCAAGTACGTTTCGACACTTGTGCATGGAGCATACCAAACAATTGTGTTGGCGGCAGTTAGAGTTAACCCGTGTGACGCCGCCTTCGGTTGAATGATTAATACTTTTGGTTCAGGTTGCTCTTGAAACCGCTTGACAATATCTGAGCGTTTGTTTACGGGAACCGAGCCGTTAATCACGTCGCATGTAATGTTGTGTTTCTGTAAATGCTTCTCAAGTAATTCAATCGTATGCGTAAACGGAACGAACACAAGCACCTTGTGGCTTGACTCTTCAATTACTTCTTGCACCACATTGAGCCTACTGCTTACATCAAACTCAATGACTTCGTTTGTATCCGTATACACCGCACCTCCAGCTATTTGCAGAAGTTTGTTAATTTGTACGGCAGCGTTAACGGCAGATACTTCTTCTCCAGCAGCCTCAATGAGCATCTGCTTCTTCAGTATGTTGTAGAACTTAATCTGCTGTGGTGTTAATGGTGCATCTCGTTCGACAAACGTAACAGGCGGCAAGTCGAGGCAGTCGGCTTTCTCAAACCGAATGGCGGGTTGAAGCGCCTTGTGAACAATGAGTTGTGCAGTTGGCTTGGGTATCCACTTGTACATAGTGAGCTTCATCATCACTGTGTCGCGGAACTGACCGAAGAATGGTGACACACCCTTGGGGTTCACAAGCTTTGCCAATCCGTAAGCATCCACAGGTGACTGCGCGGCAGGCGTACCGGTCAACATCCAAAGACCCTTGATAACTTTTGTTAGGTCTCGTAGGTCTTTCCAACGCTCGGTCTGCG